ATATGTCGCCTGTTTTATAGATACGAGCATACGCATAAGTTGGATTTAATTTAAGACCTGTTTCTTTTTCCATCTTTGGTTGTACGGCTAATAACAATGTTTCCATCGCCACATCAGCGTAGTTTGAATATGTGTTTGGCACTTGTTCATCACTCCATACTCCCCATTCAGTTGTAAATGGTGAGATATAACGAGTGTCAAAAAATGTTCTTGCTACTTGTCGTTTCATTAAAAAGTAATTATAAACAAAGTTTGCAATTTTAGGATCAATCGCTTCTTTAATAACTATAAAATGATTTTTTTTAAATTTTGCTTTCATTATTTCATTCCTTTTGCTGAATTTACAATAATATTTCTAACAGCTTGTAAATTAAAATGTATAAATCTAAACGGTTCAACTCCATCATCTACAGCAAATTCGTGTGGCACATATGCAGGAAAAAATATTAATGTTCCTGGTTTAGGTTTATAATGTATAGAGTCTGACATTGTACTTATTTTACTTCTATCTTTTTGTGGTAGTTTTGTCATCATAGCACCACCTCTTGGATCGTGCATTACAGGATATGATGTTTTATCACTACACTTTAAAAAGTAAAAACCTGATATATGATTATCCCAATGTACGTGTGTAGAGTGATGTCCACCACCATTTTTAGAAAATTCTTGTACCCAAAATTCTGTAAAGAACATTGTATATTGACTCATATCGTATCCCCATTCATCTAATAAATTCCAAGAGGTTGCACCAATATATGATTCTAATTCTTTTAATCCAGGATCACCATTTAAAGGTGTTGAGTGATAACTCATTCCGTGATCTTTTACTTTTTTATAGTCTTTTTTACCTAAAAACTTTTCTCGTTCTTTTTGTTTTGGTAATTCTCTTTTATAAGCTTCGTCTATAAACTTATCTGTCGCCTTGATTGCAGGCTTTAACCATTCAGGTTTTTCAATACTGTAAACAGGTGTACTAAAGTACCAATCTGTTCTTAATATTTCTTTATTTGCAAATACTGTCATTCTATACTCCTATCATCTATATATACATTATTTAAAAGGTCGTCCTAAGTTCCATATTACTAAAGAGTATCTTGTACCACTTGTAACTGGTGCTACTCTATGCCAACAGAAACTAGGAAAGACTATAATAGAGCCACGAGGTCGTATTTCCTCACAAGACTTAATCGCTTTCTTTTTGTTTCTTTCCCAATCTACTTGATTTCTAAAATCAAATTCTAAATTACCACCATCATATTCTGTTGGGTCGTTTAATGAAATTGTAACTGATAACTTTCTAATCTTGCCGTGTGAGTTTAGATCATCTGGTTTATCATAAGGTTTATCCCAACTATCACAATGCCAACCGTAATATTGACCTACACCATACTTTGTAAACTGACAAGACTCTGACCAGTCCCATTCAAAATTCCAACCTGCTTTTGCATTTGCTTCGTGTATGTAAGGGTGTATTTCTTTATAGATCCAACGATCATTCATCCAAACAATATCAGACTTTCTTTTTTTCTGCATATTGTTAACGTCTTTTTTAGACATCTTACCATTTTGACGGCTATAACCACCTGTAACAGCCATTTCGGCTTGATGTTGTTTACCGTAATCTATGATTTCCTGACAAAACCTTGGTGATAAGGCTGATTGAAAATAATAATAATAGTTTGTCAAATTCATTTTATAATTCCTCAGTCAATTTCAATTTAATTTAAATCAATTGAAAATGTAAAGACAAATTGACCAAAAAGTCTTTATTTTCGTTCTTTGTAATATATCTATTTAGATGAGATGAAAAAAGTATAAACTCGTCTTGTACTAAAGGTAATTTCCATCTTCTATGTTTATTACGTCCATCATCATATTCAAAAATTACGTGTGATTGTTTTTTACCTGTAGCAACTGTAAACAAACAATCTACTTCTGGTGATTCTGCTAAATGCCATTCTTTGACATTATTGTGTGTTAAAACATTTTCGTTTGTTTGTTGAACAATACCTCTAATGGAATCTATAGGTGTAGGAACAAGTGTTCTTTCGTGTTCAATTCTGTAATGATCTCTTAACCAATCATTTACCCATTGTATATGTTGATGATAAGGTACCTTCACATAATCTTTCATATACCAGTATTGGTTATCATCATATCTGTTTGTCAATGTAAAATTTGACAAGATATGATTTTTAATCAATCTAGTATCTACGGAAGATACCTCATCAATCTTTCCTCTAATTATAAAAGACTCAGTAAGCGTTTGCTTTTCTAACATAATAATTCACTTTCTAATAATCTATTAAGATTATGCTAATGTATTTGTTATAACCCAACCTGCTGTGTTGTCAGCTTGATATGCTGATTCGTCCCAACTATACTGCCATCTATGAGTACCTGCATCATTTTGAGAAGTTTGTTCCGCTGTTAAAGCAGGAGCATCACCTAATGGTGAATCCCAAGAAGCAGTCGTTGTGTTTTTCACCCAACTAGCAAAAGGTTTTTTAGGCCAAAAGATTTCATTATCTTCGTCCCAAGTATAACCGATACCTGCGTAGTTGCCTCTTAATGCGTTTGATTGGTCGCCTTCAGTACCATCAGCGTTGTAGTATTTTCCAGCTCTTGTATTGTAAGAAGTTTTAATCCACATAGCCGCTGGCCATCCGTGTATTCTTTCTAATTCTTGTTGACCGACTGATTCGTCTTCAACATTATCTGCGTTTAGTAATTTATTATTATCTAAAGCGTGTACAGCGATAACTTTTCCGTTAACGCCTAATTTAGCAAAATGTGCCATTTTATTCTCCTATATTATATGAATAGTCTAATTCTCTTATTAGAGTAGGCTATTCAAGTAATTGTTTATAAGATTATTTATAAAGGATAATTATTGAAATTTGTATCTTACAATAACAATTCCTGATCCACCTCCACCAGAACTTGTTGCTTGAGGACCATTTCCACCACCACCACCGCCTCTATTAGCAGTGCCTGCTGCTCCAGGTTGATTTGGACTATCAAATCCTCCGTTTCCTCCACCACCTGCACCTCCTGTATTAGTAACAGGTACTGTTGCACCACCGCCTCCACCACCAGCATAAGTGATTGGGGATCCTGAAATTGAGGTATTAGCACCAGCACCACCACTAGCTGGACCGCCAGGAGTTGCACTTGCTCCTGCTGCTGTAGCACCTCCACCGCCAGACGCACTAGATCCATAGCCATTTGTTTGCGATCCACCATTACTTCCTTGTGGTGGTGATACTGGTGGAGTATTACCTGATCCTGGTCCACCACCACCACTGGATCGGGCACTTCCGCCACCAGAACCACCACTATTTCCTCCAGAACAATTATATCTACCGCCTCCACCACCACCTGTAGATGTTATTGTTGAAAAAACTGAATTATTACCATTATTACCTATTAATTTTGTAGGACCAGCAGGTTGAGGTGCCCCACCACTACCAACTGTAATTGGATATGTTGTTGCCGTAACTGGTAACCCAGCAGGTGCAACTAGTGGACTTGCTGAATAACAATCAGTAGAAGCTTTACCTTCTCTAAAACCTCCTGCACCTCCACCGCCACCAAAACTTCCACCCATTCCACCACTAGCACCGCCAGCGACAACCATATAAGAAACTGTATCTGAGCCAGCAGGAGTGCCTGCACTTGAAACCACAAAACAGCCATCTCCTGTAAAGGTATGAATTTTATAATCACCTGAAGTTGTAACTGTACCACCTGTAGCAGATATAAATGGAACGGCACCAATAGCAATAACAAATTGTCTTGTAACAGTTTGGAGTGTAGTTGCAGCTTGTACTGTAAATGTATAATCTTGTATTGAAGAACCACTAACTGTTCCTTCTAAAGCGCCTGCTGTTGATAAAGACAATCCTGGAGGTAAAGAACCAGCAGAAATTGTATGTGTAACTGTATCTCCATCTGCGTCTGTGGCTGCTAAAGTTGTTTCACTAAACGGTGCTGATTGTCCTTCATAAGTAGATAAAACTGTTGTATCAGCTGCTGTTGAAAATGTTGGGGCAGCGTCTTGTGAAATTGCGGCCGCTAATTCAGCAGAAAGACCTGAACCGTTAGTAACTCTAATTGCATAAGGTTCATTTGTATTATCAAAATCTGACCTTGCAACAGTTACTGTTAATAAGTTTGCGCTATTTCTTGTAATAGATTGTGTTGAAATTGTTTCTGAAGTACCAGCAAAAGTTACCGTAGCATTAGTTGCATCAAATAATGAACCTTTAATTTCGATAGTTGCATTACCGCCTGCTGAAGCGTCAATAAAACCACTAGTTACATCAGCACCGCCGTCAATTGTAAAGGCAGTAATTGTTGGTGGAGAATCAATAGATTTCC